TTTTGGCAGTTTCAAACTCACCTTTTAAAAGACCTCTGAGAAGTTTCTGTTGAGCTTCAGTCTCAAGTACATCTTTTCTGACTTCACCTTCTGCATCCTTGACTTTCATCTTAATACCCGCCTGCACTAACTGACGCTCTAATGTTTCAATAGTTCCTTCCTTATCCTTCAATGATTCTTCCATAGATGAAATCTGACCTTGCATTTGAGAATACATTGATTTTCTCTCTACAACTTGCTTCTTATTTCTGATATCAGTTTCTGCTATCATCGCAATATCATCAATCAATCCTGCCTGGAACCACTTGAAGTATTCCTCAAGTAATGCCCATCTATTTACAGGCATTGTAGCTCCTGCTATTACTCTTATATCAAATCTTGCCGAATTATAATCTTTATAGACTGAAACAGCCTCTCCATAGTCATTATAAATCGGAATGTTAATTCTTGTTTCCTTTTCCTGGTCAGCTCTTTGTCCTGCTTCAGGCTGTACAATTCTAAATACTTTTTCTACTGTATAGTGATTTTGAGCAATCATTTGAAAGCACTTTCCTAAATATTCAAGACATGGCTCAACTATACTACCCATCCATGCTTTTAGTCTTCTTGTCCCAAACTCATCATTAGCAAGTAATCCTCTGTAAGTTTCAGACTGCTCCTGTGTAAATCCCATCATTGCTGAAGGAACACCTGCTATATACTCAGCATCTCCTTTACCCTCCTGAGTAATTGTATAAAATGCATTGTTTATGGGAGCAGGTAAAACTGGAGTAGGCGGTGTGAAACCAGACCTATACTTCAACAGTGCGCCAGGTGCTGAAGAATATTGCTCCCATTCCTCTTCTGGAACAGAACCTTCTTCATACATCCAACGGAGATTAGATGCTAAGTTAGCATTGTGCAGCATAATCTGATGAGCCTTGTTTATCTCTTGTTGCTTCCCAACGAGAGGTGAAACGGCACTCATTGGGTATGGAGTGCCTGTATACATATACGGGATCGGGATGATAGGGTACTCGGATATGGGAAGAGTATACTCGTATAAAAAAGTATCATCTCCTATGCTGCACGTCAGCTCTATTCTGTTCTCATGAAATTTTATAGCTTCAAGTATATTATCTTTCATTCCCCCGCCCTTGATAAGGGATTGGTAACTTGCTTCGGACATTATTTGTTGATCAATTCTAGTAGCAGCATCTTGGGCCTGGGATGTTAGTTGCATCCTCATCTCCTCAATAGCCTGCTGTGACATCTTCTGAGCTCTTTGCATTTCAAGTTCAGCTCTTTCAGGTATAATCTCACCAGTTTCCACAGCCTGTTGAATCTGTATCATCTTCTCTTTTAACTGTACTTCGATTTCCTGCTGTGAATCTGCCATCTTTTCTTCAACTTGGGCTTTAATCTGCTGCATCTCAGCAGGTGTAGGAAGAATCTTTATAAATACATTACGATATGGATACTTCTTCTTAGAATAAGTTTCATAGTATGGAAGAATATCATCATCTTCTGCCTCAAGAGTAATGCCCATTGTTATATCTTCAGGTTGAATAGACTCAGGCATATCAGTATCTCTTTGAGAATAACTGACAGTAGATGACGGGCCTTCTGCTTTTTTAATCTTTGCTGCCTGTTCAGGAAACATATTCATAAGTCTCCCTCTTGCAATATTCTTCCTTATAGAAATAAATGCAGCATCTTTAAATAAGAAATCTCTACTTGCAGGGTCTACATAAACGTCATAAGGATCAATCCTACTGAACTTAACTTCACCCATTCCCCTATCTGCATCTCTATCAACATCTACAAGGAAATAACCAATACCTTTTGTAAGTGAATCAAGTATAACCTGACTATATACTGACTTACCATTAGATAAGTGCCAGCAATAGTCTGATATCTCAGAGTGAACTTGAGCAACATCTACATCATCTCCAGTTACACCAACAGCCTTCCATCTAGGACTATTAGCAGTAACAAAGTATTTCATAATCTCTATAATCGGTGTTATCCGATTTATAGTGAATGTCGGCATCCCAGCTTCTTCTAAAGAATCTATTTCATCCTTACTTAACTGTTCATTAAGGTAAAAGTCATATCCTTTCTGACTTAAAGACTGCCAACGCTGTCTATGTGAATTATTAGCCCTATCCCATAGTTGTTTATTAACATGAGCCCTTTTCTTATTTGTCATTCTTGCCATATTATTGTATCAAAGGCCTTTCTGGTTTTAACATTGATGTCATAGCTATATCTTCTACAGGTCTATTTCTAGTTCTCCAAGATTGAGCTTCCTTTTTCTTTTCTCCATAACGACCTTTCCAAAAATCTAAAAACTTACCTGAAAGTTCTTTATCACCTAAATCAGACCAATCACTATCACCAATATTGGCTAATATATTCTTTCTCGTAGATGACTTAATCTTACCAGACTTAGCTCCCGTTATTATATCCTGAAATCCAAACCTTCCCTGCTGATGTGTAAGATACCCAACTAAACCAGGACCTAATCCTCTCTCAGAGATTAATCCTTCAACCCTTTTACCCATATCTTTAGTACCTTTCCTATACATATCTATAGCAGCAGATGCGCTTTTTCCTAAATCTTTTCTATAATCAAATCCTTTCCCCATAAGACCATACTCTTTTCCAGTTTTTTTACCAAACTGGAATCCACCAACATATCCCATTGGATTTTCAACATCAGGTCTACCACTTGATTCCGCAATAAACATATCACTTAATTGCTCAAAATCAAATCCCTTCTGTTCAGAAACAGACCTTAATGTTTTATAATGTTCTTTTCCATTAGCCACTTACAATTTCCTCCCAAGTGAAAATCCAAAATCATAATCTTTCCCAGCAAACCCTTTTCCTTCATCCTTCTTCTTATACCAAGCTGAAACTTCCCACTTTTTACTTATAGGAGAATAAGCAAATCCCTTCTCACCAAATGTAACACCTTCTTTCGATAGTTTTAACCCTAATGCATCATATAACTTCTGACCTAACGACATTGTAAGACTTTGCTTATGTTTAGAATACTTTGATGGTTGTAAACCTATTTTTTCTGAAAGTTGACTTAATCCTGCCATTATGCTACCAACCAATGTTTAGCTTTACGCTTAGGTTTGTACCACGTACGCTCATCTCCCTCACCTCTTCGCTTGAAATTAGGCGGAAATGCATGCAATTGTGCATAGTAAAGCGTTTCAATGGTATCATCATGAGCCATTCTAGGTCCAAATGTAATGATTTCGTTGCTTAAATCAAACATATTTTCTCGTATATGTATAGTTCCTGTACTAAATCGACCTGAAAGACCTGAATATATGCGATTTACCTTCTGCCTACCTCCTGGTTTCTCTGGTATTACAGCAACTTCAAACTTATTCAGTCTTCTTCTTTCTTCATTCATAGCCTGGAATATACTTCTATTCATTGCTACATCTTCAACAGTAGATGATATGCAGTGGTACTTCTCATGTAATTCGAGTATAAAATCTACAACGCCCTTTTTGTCGATTATGTTTTCATTAACATCTTTAGCTCCGATTGTCGGAATTGACCTGTGTCTTTCATACTCTAAAACATATATATTATTTTCCGTATCAACAGCAATAGCCATGATAACAGAAAAGTCAGACTCCTTAGTATCAATATCAGTGGCAGGGTCACAGCCAACAAAAGTATTGATTGGTATTTCCTCACCGTCGATAAAAAGGAGGTTTTGATTTTCTTCAGCTTCATATT